ATGTCAATTATGATCCCACGTGTAAGATATACCCAGACCCTCCAATCTGGTATTGCGATTATATCCTAACCTAATCCAGTAGGAAGTCGCACTTTATATGTTCCCCTCGTGACTGGGGGGAACATTTAGTTAAACGACAAGAGGCAAAGAACATGAGTGAAAGATTAGTAACCCGATTTGTGAAAGGTCCGAAGCCCATGTGGGTTCACGGCAAAGATGGTGTACACGCACCTGCACAGCCTGGTGCGAAGATTGAAATATCTGCCAGGACAGCAAAAGCCAAATCACACCAGTTGCTTACACCTGCCGAATTCAAGGCCAATAATGCAGCAGCAGATGCCGCAGTACAAGCCTCCCAGGATGAAAAGGACGAACGTAGTCCCGAAGCTGAACCTGAGAAGGAAAAGGCAGCTCCGAAGGTAGCACCGAAGTCTTCCGGATCATCCAAGTAAGGACACTAGTCCATGGGAATCGCAAGGGTATCAGCAGCACAGGTAAAGGAAATCATCGAGACAGATATTGATGATGATATCCTTCTGTCCAACTTTATCGATACTGCCCACATCTACGTGGACACACACCTTAGCGCAGCAGGCCATGACAGTCATATCCTGACTAAGATCGAGCTCTACCTTGCAGCACACTTTGTTGCCATCACCGACGAAGGTGGGGCATTAAAGTACACTAAACTTGGTGATGCATCTGATGCGTATGATACATCATTCCTGGACAGTGGGCTCAAGAGTACCCGATATGGTCAAACTGCACTTACCCTCGATAGTTCTGGGATCCTCGCAAATGTAGGAACAGCTTCGCTTAAGGCGGAGTTCAGGGTGATTTAAGATGCCTAGAGGCTTCTCACGTCATCTTAAGGATTCAGCAACCCATTGGCCTGTAACAGGGTCCGATGGGTTTGGTGGGTTCTTATTTGGTGCGCCGGTTCTTCTCAGAGCACGCTGGGAAGACAAAGCTGAATTATTCCTCACGGACAACAAGGAAGAGGAAGTGTCCAAGAGTGTGGTGTACTTAGAGGTAGATGTGTCCACAGGTGATTACCTTAGTGAAGGTGATCATGCTACGACACCTGTTTCGGACCCTAGCTCTCTCACCACAGCACACCGGATCCGCCAGCATGGCAGGTCAACTGATCTACGCTCGATGCAACAACTGCATAAGGTATATCTCTAATGGCTGTTGGTCAGACATTAAGCTTCACAGTAGGACGAGTACGTGTCACAAGCGCATCTCATCCTTCTGAAGCGGGCTATATACGCTCGATGCGCCTACAGATGGAACAGATCGAAAAGATAATCATGGGGGCTATTGCAAACATCGAAGGGGCTACACCAGGCGCGATACGGTATGCCCTTCAACCTATTTATGATCGGTCACAAGAACTCGTACCAGTGAAGACAGGGAAACTCAAACGATCGGGATTCCTTGAAGTACAAACAGAATCACGCAGCGGCAGAGTTCGTGCTGCTGTAGGCTATGGCAAACATGGTAGACCACTCTATGCAGCATTTGTGCATGAAATGGTTCACATACCTCATGCCAAAGGTACACAGGCCAAGTTCCTAGAGACAGCCGTGAATGAAAAGATAGGTGTATTCAAACGTCGGCTTGTTAGGCATCTCGCTGAGAACGCAGGATGGGGTAGATAATGGCAGAGTGGCCAGTCAGTGTAGGAGCAGGCGATGTGATAGCAGCACATGTCGCTATTAGTGGCTGGCAAGTTGAGGTTGGCGTAATGCCTGACGAACCTAACAAGGTGATCTCGATCAATGATACGGGCGGTGCTGAACCTAACCCGAAATGGCTGCTTGACTACCCCACCCTCCAAGTAATGGTGCGTGGGAATGTTAATGGTTATTTAGACACGTTCCGGGAAGCAAAGGCCATCAAGGATCTTCTCCTCGGGATCACATCACAAGATATCCGGTCGGATCGGTGGGTATCTGTTACACAGAATGGGGATCTGAGCTTTATTGGACGTGATGAAGATATGCGTCCCATATTCTCAGTGAACTTCGCATTAATCATCGAGCCTCAGGTTGTAGCCAACAGTAACCGGTTCGCTTTATAAGGAGATAGCATTATGGGCGCTAAAGCAATTAAAATTTCGAATGACGCAGGTTCCACGTGGATCAGCTTGCCTGGCTCACAAGGAGCATTCAATTCAGATGCCGAGGCTGTGGATGACACAATCCTGGGTCAATCATTCAGTTCCTCAGATATTGGCCTGACTGGTTGGAACGTAAGTTCCGATGGCATATTCAAGGGCTTCTCAGGCTATCTTGCAGAACTTAAGCAAGTAGGTACACCTGTAGGCTTCACGACAGAAGCGATGACACAGGTTGGTGCGACGCTGACCTATGAGATCGATGATGTTGCCAAGAGCATTTGGGATCGTACTTCGGCAACAATGGAAATCCAGGATAATGCCTCCGCTGTAGCAGATGCAGACATTGAGTCCATTGACTATCTCTTCGGGAAGGTCACGTTCGTAACAGGTTACTCTGTAACTGGGCCAATCACTGCAACAGGCGATTCGTTCCCAACATCAGCAGCGGGTTGTGCTAACGCATACACTCTCACAATGACTGCCGAGTCAATTGATGAGTCCTGCTTCAACCTTGTACAGGCCAATGGCGGTATCAGAATCTTTGCTCCAGGTCTTCGGACCGTAGGTTTAGAGCTGACTGGTGTATTTGACTCCACTGCCAACTTCAAAGATGTACTCCTGAACCGCACAGAGATCATCATTGAGATTGATCCTGCGGGCGATGGTAGTTCTATCGCACGAGGCTTCTTCAAGCTGGCAACTACAGGTCAATCAGGTGCAGTTGGTGCATTGGAAGAGGAAACGCTCAACTTCGCACTTACAGTTCCTGATGAAACTACTAACCCTGCGGTTTCATTACCATTTAGTTGGAAGCACACAGCAACCACATTGAACCTGGCTATCCAGTGGGCACTTACTTCATGGCTCGACGAACTGAGCAGCTATGAAGTGCAATACTTGCCTAGTGGTGCAATTGGTGAAACACCCCTTGATGGTATCGAAGGTGCCTTTATGGTTACAGATATTTCCCTCTCCGGTGGACTTTCAAATATGAATACGTTCACACTGGAGTTACAAGGTGTTGGTGCTTACGCAGAAGTGTAAGCTCTACACTCCTCACTACTATATGACAATAGGTGATAGACATGACAAAGAAAGTAACTAAAGTCAATGCCGAGAAGGCCCTTACACGTAAGGAAATGCGTGATGCATTGTTAGGCCACGCTCCCGAACCTGAAACTAAGCTGATCGACCTCTTTGGTATCAGTCTCGAGCTGCGCCAGCCATCTCTTGGCGCAATCCTGGATGCTAAGGATACTGAAGATTCAAAGGTCAGTAGCACAAACATGATTATCAAGTATGCATGTGTGCCTGGTTCTGATGAACAAGTCTTTGAAGAGGCTGATCGTGAAATGATCCTTAACTGGCCATTTGGTAAGGATATGGTCGCATTGCAAGAGGCTATTACTGAGCTTACAGGCATTGATACAACAAGTGCTACGGAGGACTTACAGACTGACCCTTTAAAAGAGCAGTCGTAGAGTACAGCCTTCATATCGGTAAGTATCTGCACGAGGTATTGAAGGAAGCTACGCCTGAAGATTTGGCCTATTACATTGCCAATCACAACCTGAATGTAAAGGAGCAGAAACGTGAGCAAGTACGACAAAAAATTAGGTCAGCTGCGTCTCGTGGGGGGTAACCCTTAATGAATATAGGTAATCTTACCTTTGGCGTTGGCGCTGACATGAAGAGATTGCGACAAGCAATCAGTACACTCCAAACCTTCAGGGCGCAAGTAGACAAAACAGCAAAAGCGCAAGCCGATGGTGTAAAACAAGTTGACTCAGCTATGGGCCGACAGGAAATTGCTTTACGTAAGGCCATCAGTGCAACTGCCCAACTGCAGAAGCAGCAAAAGGCTGTTGGTGATTCCAAGGCATCTATTAGTGCTACTTCAGCTGCCATTAACCGTTTAAGTTCGGAACTCACCAAGGGCAAGCTCTCTACCATCGAGTTCAACCGTGCAATGACTGCCTTCAAGGAGAAGACGGATAAAGCACGCGCCTCTGTGAAGCACTTACAAGAGGTTGCATCAGGTAAGCACATCAAGGGTATGTCCAAGATGATGAGGCAGCTTGAGTCAGCCTCAGTTCTTGCAGTTGGTCCTTTATCCGGTCTTGGTGCTAGGATTCGATCCTTGGGTGCTATCGCAGGCCGCGCAAATATCAGACTTGCTGCAAGGGTCGGTACAGCTGTCGCACTTGCTGTAGGGCTTTGGAAGTTAAGTGCTGCAGGCATCAACGCAAGTAAAATCTTCAACCAAGCTATGGCACGATTTGAGGCTGCGTCTGGTAGTCTCGCCATAGCCAAGGATGAAATGGAGTTTGTCATTGAGACGGCCAAGAGACTTGGTCTTCGTATTGATGTTTCCGCTAAGGCATTCTCACGCCTTACAGCGGCTTCAATGGGTACAAAACTTGCAGGCGAAGGGATCCGTAAGGTCTTCACTTCAGTCTCGGAAGCGGCAGCAGCGCTCCGTCTCGGTCAAGGTGAAGTAGAAGGTGTATTCCGAGCAATCGAGCAGATGCTTTCCAAAGGTACAGTCCAAGCAGAGGAACTCCGTGGTCAGTTAGGTGAGAGGCTCCCAGGTGCATTCCGCTTGTGGGCTAAGTCAATGAATGTAACCACATCGGAATTAGGGCGCTTACTTAAAGCAGGTAAGGTACTAGCTGAATCCGATTTGGCGAATTTTGCTGATATCCTGTCAACAACCTTCAATAAGGCAGCACAAGAGAATATAAACAGCTATACCGGTGCAATGAACAATTTAGCCAATGCCGGGTTAGAGTTCGCTAAAGCATATGATGAAGCTACTGGCATCTCCAAGGCATTTGTATTCGGTATTCAAGCAGCTACCACTGGCCTTAATGCTGCAACTAAGGTCCTAAAGAGTGCAGGTGATGCATTAACATCCTTCGCAATAGCAGCTTTCATATTTACTACACCAATCCTAGTAGGTGGCATCATTGCCGTAGGTAGAGCCTTAAGCCTTGGTACGAGAATCAT